ATGGGAGCCCTCCAAGACATCGCAAAAGAGATTGCTCCCCTGCTCCGTCTGCAGGCTTCTGACCAGCCCGGCGAGGTGTCTGCCGCTGTGGCGGGTATCAAGCGCAAGCTTGCCGCCAAAGGTTTCGACCTGAACGACTTCGCGGTCTGGATCGAGAGCGCGGCTGCTGCCGCTGAGCCGTCGATCAAGCGGCCAACGAGAGCAAAAGCGAGTCGTCCAACCGATCGCGATCCGCCGTCACATGCCCCCGCCAACGATGAGGTGAGGGCTGCAAGATGGTTCGAGTTGCTTGGGGCGCTTTGGCTAAACGGCCAGCACCGCCTTGGCGAGCGCGACCTGCAGTTTCTGCTCAACGTTTGGAAGCGCGCCCAAGCCGGCGCTGCGCCGAGCCCAGGTCAACAAAAATGGATCGCGGACATTCAAGCCAAGCTGGCGGGCAGAGAGGCGCGAGCGGGCTGACGAGACGACCATACCCCTGCGCTGGTCGAGTAGACAGACCGGCAGCGGCGTAGGGTTTAGGCGCTACTGTGGGGCGGAGTCCCAGCGCAATCCCGGCCCAAAAGCTCCGAGGGATGATTCCCGGCGTGATGATGACGCCGAAAGTGGGGAGCGATCTGCCGGTTCACATATGCCGGTGGAGCCCTAAGCCTCGCTACCGACTCAGGTTGACGAGCTAGGCAGGGGACAGCCTGACAGCCTTCGGGCGTCGGGGCTGTCGCCCTTTGCCCGTCACCCCGCTCCGATCTAGGTTGATCAAGGGGAACAGAGGCCACAGCAGTGCAGGCTGCGTCCATAAGTTCTGGGTCCAAACGGACGGGCCAAAAAAAATTTGACCCTGCCAAAAAAAATGCCTGCCAGAATTGGTGTAGAACAACTCAACTGTGCTGAAGGCCGGCGCTCCACACAGGTTCGACTGCACTTCCAGAAGCGCATCAAAATCGGGGTGTGATCCGTGGCTGACTGGCCTTACAACACAGTAACTTGGTTGCGCCTTCGCGCTGTCCATTTGTCGCTTGAACCGCTGTGCCGAGACTGTCGCGCTATTGGCCGCGTTGTGATCGGGAACACGGTCGACCACATCGTTCCCATCAGACTTGGCGGCCCACCCTTCCCTGACCACGATGGCTTGGCGACGTACTGTGCATCCTGCCACAGCGCCAAGACGGCACGTGGAGCTGAGGCCGGCGCGATCCAGTCAACGAAGCCAAGGAAGGGTTGCGATCCAGACGGTTCGCCCCTCGATGCGCGGCACCCGTGGCACGGAAAATCGCTCAAAGCTGACGCTTCAGGACCGACGGGCGCCATTTTTGCTCAATTAGATCGCAGAGGCGGTAAGTAGTGGGCAAGCGAGGCCCGGGCGCGTCACGGCTGCGCATCGCTGCGGCTGCGGCGACCGTTGACACATCTGCGGGGCCGCTTTTCGAGGGCAACGTCGCGCTGAAAAAACGACCGGCGACTTCATCGTTTCCGTGGGAACGGAAAAAGATGCCGCCGGCAGAAAAGGTGCTGGCGTTCCTGCGCACATTGCCTGTGGTGTCAGGCCTCAAGAGCGGTAAAAAGCTGGAGCCTCTGGCGTTTCAAGAACAGTTTGTGAGGTCGGTCTACGCCAGCACGGATGACCTTGCCCGGCGGCGTGTGCGCCTGGCGGCCCTGTCTGTGGCGCGTGGGAACGGCAAGTCTGGCCTCCTGGCCGGCCTGTCGCTGGCGCACCTGCTGGGGCCGATGAAGGAGGCCTATGGCGAGTGCTACGGGGCCGCGCTCGATCGCGAACAGGCGGGCGTGCTCTACCGGATGATGCGGGCCTATATCGAGGCGACTCCGTGGATGGCGGCTTGTGTCAACATTCGGGACTGGCACAAGGAAATCACACACGAGCCGACACAGTCGATCTGGCGGGCGCTCACATCCGACGCCCGAAAGGCACACGGCTTGGCGCCATCGTTTTGGGTGGCCGACGAAGTGGCGCAATGGCGGTCCCGGGAACTGTGGGACAACCTCGCCACAGGCATGGGAAAGCGGGCACAGGCGCTTGGCGTCACGATCAGCACACAGGCGCCGGAGGATCTACATTTCTTCTCCGAAATGCTCGACGCCGAGCCTAGCCCGACCGTGCATGTTCAGTTGCACGCCGCGTCGAAGGATTGCGCCCTGGACGATCGCGCCGCCTGGCTGGCGGCGAATCCGGCGCTGGGCAGCTTTCTGAACGAGGCCCAGTTTGCGGACGCTGCCGACCGGGCGATGCGCTCACCTTCGTTTGCACCGTCGTTCCGCCTGCTAAACCTCAACCAGCGTGTGGCGGCCGGCGAGCGATTCATTGCCCAGGCGGATTGGGAAGCCAACGGCGAGCCCTTCGACCCGATCGAGCTGGAGGGCCAGCCCTGTTACGGCGGCCTCGACCTTTCGAGCACTCGCGACCTGACAGCGTTCTCGCTGTGGTTTCCGGAGGCCGGCAAGCTCTTGTCCTGGCATTGGGCGCCGGCGGACACGATCAAGGAGCGCGCCGATCGCGACCGCGTGCCATACCCGACCTGGGCCGATGCCGGATGGATTGAGCGCACGCCGGGACGCGCCACGGATCGCGTCGCCATCGCCCGCCGGCTGGCCGATGTGCGGGCGACATATGACGTTAAGGGCATCGCTTTTGATCGCTGGCGTTTCGAGGATCTGCGCAAGCTGCTGTCAGACGAGGGGATTGAGCTGCCCTTGGTGGAGTTTGTGCCCGGCTGGAAAAGCTACGCGGGCGCTTGTGACGCCTTCGAACGCGCTGTGCTGAGCGGCCGGATGCAGCACAACGGCAACCCGCTACTCCGATGGCAGGCCGGAAACGTCGTCATCGAAACGGACCCCACCGGCAACCGCAAGCCGAGCAGGGCGAAGTCCCTGGACCGGATCGACGGCATCGTGACGGCGATCATGGCGTGCGGGGTGGCGTCCCGTGACGAAGGCCCGCCCGTCTATCGCGGCGACGGCCCGATCTGGCTGTAATCGCCCACTGAGCCGGCGCCCAATCCGCCCAGGGCTAGAATGCCGCCGATAGGCGGTCTTTCCAGGACGGAGCTACCATGAAACTGAGTGATCTGATCGAGCAGCGCGCGGCGATCATCGTTTGCATGACGCAGGCGCACGCCGCTGACCAAGGCGAGGCGTTCACTGCGGCCGAAACCGAGCTGCGCGCCCTGGACGCCAAGATTGACCGCGCCCGCAAGATCGACGCCGCCGACCGCGCCGAACCCGGTCGAAAAATCGGGGGTGATGACAAGCTTGATACACAAATTCGTTCCCGATTCAGCGTTACCCGCGCGATTGCCGCCGCCGCCGGCCTGGGCGTCGATGCGGGCTTTGAACGCGAGGTTCAGGTTGAACTTGCAAAGCGCGCTGGCCGCCCAGCCGAAGGCATCTTCATCCCCACCGAAGTTTTTGAAACGCGCGTCCTGACCACTTCGACGGGGTCCGAACTGGTGCCGATCGACCACCGGCCGGACCAGTACATCTCCGCGCTCACGGCCGCCTCTGTCGTGCGCAGCCTTGGCGCCCGTGTGCTGACCGGCCTAACCGGCAATCTCAGCATCCCGCGCGAGACCGATAGCCCGGCCATCGGCTGGGTTGCCGAGAACGCGGCCCTTACCGGTGACGACGCCGACTTCGACGCCGTGACCATGTCGCCGAAACATGCTGGAGCGCTAAGCGAGTTCAGCCGGAACATGTTGCTGCAGGCGAGCCCGGACGTGGAGGCGCTTTTGCGTCAGATGCTCGCACGCAACATTGCGCTCACCATCGACCGGGCGGCGATCAAGGGCGGGGGCAGCAACGAGCCGGTTGGCGTGCTCGCCACGAGCGGCATTCAAACGGTTGCGTCCCCGGCCTCGATCTTTGCCGGAATTGCCGACGCCGTGGCGAAGGCCGACGCGGAAAATGTCGGCGGAAGCCGGGCGCTGCTGACGACGCCGGAAGTCCGCAAGATCGCGGCGCTGGCGCTGGACGAGCAAAACCGACCGCTGGGCGTGGCGACCGTGTTCCACAACGTCCCGACGACCTTCTCCAATCAGGTGCCGAAAACCCTGGGCGGGGGGACCGAACACGGCCTGATCTACGCCGACTGGTCCGAGCTGCTCATCGGCATTTGGTCCGAGCTGGATATCCTGGTGAACCCTTACGAAAGCACGGCCTACAGCAAGGGTAATATCTCGATCCGCGCCATGGCGAGCGTCGATATCGCTGTGCGTCACAAGAAGGCGTTTGTCTCGATCGAGGACGTGACAACGGCTACCGCCGCCATGCCCGCCGTGGTCTAGCCGCCATGGCCGTGCGCGATCTGGAACAGCGCCGCTTCGCCGAGGTTCGCGCCGCCGGGCGCCGCCTGGAGGGTTATGCCGCGCTTTTCGCGAGCGAGGCCCGCATTGGCGACTTTGTGGAGGTTATCGCGCCCGGTGCTTTCCGCGCCTCCCTGGCGGGCGACGTGCTGGCCCTTCAGGACCACGCCTTCGACAAGGTGTTGGGCCGGACTCAATCGGGCACATTGCGCCTGAGCGAAGACGCCAAGGGCCTCGCCTTTTCCCTAGACCTCCCCGACACGACACCCGGACGCGACGTGTTGACGCTGGCCGAACGAGGCGATTTGGGCGGCATGTCGTTCGGTTTCCAGTTGCCCGACGGCGGCGACACCTGGCAGGGAAACCGCCGCACGCTCCGCGCCGTGAACCTCATGGAGATCAGCGTCGTTTCGGCCTGGCCGGCCTATCCCGATACCGCCGCCGAGCTGGCATTGCGCTCCCGCCGGCAGGACACCGGCACCGATCGCCGCACGCGCGCTCTCATTCTCGCAAAGGCGGGCGGATGCGCCTGATCGACAGCATCGCGGCCCGCTTCGGCTACGAGAAGCGCGACGCCGAGCACCCGAGCTGGGCCGCGCTCGCCCCGGGTATCGGCTACAACGCCGGTCTGTCAGCCCGGGCGGCAGAAAACCTCTCCACGGTGCTGGCCTGCACCAACGCCATTGCAACTGCGCTCGCCTACGTTCCAGCGCTGGTCTATCGCCGCAACGCGGAGGGCGTGCGGATGGAGGCGACCTCCCATCCGCTCAACCGGATCGTGCGCTACGGGGTCAGCGCTCAGATGACCTGGCCAGATTTCATCGAACATGTGGTCGCCAGCACAGTCCTTACCGGTAATGGCCTTGCTGTCGTCGATCGCGCGGGTAACGGCCAGCTTGCTGGCTTTCGTTACGTGCCCTGGGGGATGGTCACGGTCGCCGAGCTTGCGAGCGGGCGCCTTGCCTATGACGTGTCGGACGGTCGCGGCCGATCCGCCCGCTATCTTGAGGGCGAGGTTCTGCACCTTCGCGACCGCACCGACGATGGCTGGTTAGGCCGCTCCCGACTGTCGCGCGCCGCTGAAACCGTCAACGCGGTGGCGGCGGCAAACTCGCACGCCTCTGCATTCCTGAAAAACGGCGCCAGCCCGAGCGGCGTGGTTGAGTTTCCTGGCAATATCTCTCAGGAAGCTGCCGAAAGGTTCCGCGCCCGGTTCAAGGAGCGTTTCGCCGGCGCATCCAATGCTGGTGGTACGCTGGTTCTTGATGGAGGCGCCAAATGGTCCGCTGCGCAAATCTCGCCAGAGGACGCCGAGCTGCTGGAAACCCGCAAGTTTGGCGTGGTGGAAATCTGCCGGCTGTTTCAGGTGCCGCCACCTATCGTGCAGGCTTACGAGAACAGTACCTTCACCAATGCCGCCCAGGCCGGCTTGTGGTTTGCGACGTTCGGCCTGGCGCCATGGGCTCGCAAGATCGAGTCCGAGTTTGCCCGCTCCGTCTTTCCGATCGGCGGACCCTACGAGATTGAGCTGGACCTTTCGGGCTTCCTTCGCGGGGATCCGCAGACACGCTGGGCCGCCAACAAGATCGCCATTGAGACGGGCGTGCTCGACGCCGACGAGGTGCGCCAGCTTGAGGGCTGGAATCCAAGGGGCGCGAAGCCGTCATAGTGGGCGCACAATCTTTCCGAAGAGCTTCCCCAAAAGATCGGACCAGAACTTTGTACGCCGATCTTGCCTCCGCCCCTCGGCACCGGCCAGCCGGGCAAGTTGGTCATTTGTCAGCCTGTCCCATGGCTCGTGCAACTCATCGAGCCTACGAAGCCAAGCATCCGCATATCTTTTCTCGGCCAGACACAATTCACCTGTGTCGGCTCGCAGCCGGACCTTATCTTCTCCCCATCGTCTGAATTTTCGGTAGGCCCGTTGCCGTTCTGAATTCGTCGCTCTAGCCATGCCAAAATCTCCGCTCAGGCCGTGATCCATTCAGGTCTGCGAAATTTCTTGGAAACGCGACGCTAACCTATGTCTGCCACTGTGCGTGTGTCGCCCAAGGGGCGACCCGGGAGCCCTGGCAGGCCCCCGGATCATAGATCGGCCGCTGAACAAACAGCCCCGATCCTCGATCGCCAAGGAGGGCGACACATGCACCCTATCTTCATCACCGTTAAGAACACGTTCACCGCCATTGCTGCCGGCCGCCCGGCCTCACACCTGGCCGCAGCGACGTTGCTGGGCACCTCCCTATATGGCGTCCACGAAGGCGCTGCGGCGGTCCTTCCCGCTGGCCTCACGACCGCACTCACCGCCGCCATGATCGGCGCGGAATGGCTGCAGTGGACCGCCCTTGGCCGAATGCGCGCGATCGAGGACGCCAGCGACGACGCGCGCGCCCTGACCCTCAAGGGCCAGTGCGTGGCCATCGGCGCCCTTCAGGTTGCCGGCTACTCCCTGTTCATCTGGAATGCCGGCCGCGAGGCGGGCATGAGCTGGGGCATGGGCACGGATGCATTCTGGGGCGTCCTGGTCGGCGCCGCCCTCTTCGCCGCGCTCAACTTTGTCGCCAAGTGGACGTCCTGTGATCCGGTCGGCCGCCGCACCGGCACCGGCCCCACCGGCGGCTCGCGCATCCATGACGTGATGTTCAGCAGCCCGGCCCTTCCGGCGCCCAGCGTCGAAAGCGAGCCTGCCCGCTACACCTCCGAGGCCGGTCTGGTCGACTTCCAAGACGCCCTGCGCAAGCGTGGCGAGCTGGCGTTCAACGAGGTAGACCCGCGACTTGCTGCTTCTGGGACGCGCGACGCTGGCGAGCGCTTCAAGCTGTGGCGCAAGCGCGAGCGGATGCGGCAGGTGCGCGCCGCCGCCTAGCTGCTCTCCGCCTACCGATCTTGCAAAGGCCCGGGGCTGTATCCCCGGGTCTTTGTCGCATGTGAAAATGTGCGCGCCGGGATTGATTGGGAAGCTACTTCTCAGGCTTAGGTTTGGCTGCCTTCTTGCGCGCTGGTTTGGCTTCCCGAAGCCGCACTCCCGGTCCTTCCCCATTCGCTGAGATGAACAAAACGCCGGCCGCCTCAAGCGCAGCCTGGACTTTTTCGAACGTTGATGCCTTCAGGGCTGCGCCAGCTTCCAGCCGTTCGATCGTGCCCCGTCCGACGCCGACAAGCTCGGCAAGTTGCGGGATGCTGAGGTTCAACGCGCCCCGCGCCATCCGACATTGTGCCGGCGTAATTTTGGGCGTTTCGCCTAATTCTGTTGAGTCGGTCACCATGCTCTGTTATTAGGTGAAACGCCCAAATCGGGCAAGCCAATGGAGTCTACAATGTCGAGCACTTGCGCGGTCGCTGTCCTGCTGCCTGCTTTCCGGTTGGGACTCGACCAGCTGAACGAAAGGGTCTCGCGGGAAGTCGGCGCCAGCACTCACGAAATTGACGACGTGTGGGCAGGCGAAAACGAGGCGTGGGAGCAGCTGTGGCTGCTCGGCGACGCCGCGCTCCACGCGAAGCCATCTTCGGACATCGGCCAAGCGATGCAGCTGGCGGTTGCGATTGACGCGGTCGAGATCCTCCGCTGTTGCAAGATGGACGACGACCGGCGGGAAGACCTCTGCATCAAGGTCCAGTCGACCCTGCGGAACGTGCTTTCGCGCATGGATCTTAAGACGGTGAGCGAGCTTCGGGCCGCCGGTCTAGTCAGCCATTACGTCCGCGACGACCGGGACTTGCCCGGCAATCGCGGGCTCGCCGCACGCGGCTCGGCCTCGCCAGCCGAAAATAGTTAATGTCCAACGCAATCTTTGACTCGCTTTGCGGTCGAAACGTGATACGCGTTACGGATTGCAGAGGGTCAAGCATGTTCACGCTAGCCAGCTTTACGCCAGCCGAACTGGAGAAAATCTCCGGCCTGAGCACCACCAATCAGCGAGCCTGGCGCAGCCGCGGCTACCTCCCGGCTTCCGATGGGCACGCACGCTACGACCCTTTCGACGCAGCAGAACTCATGGTCATGAGCTCGCTCGCCGACAGGGGCGTTGGCCCGGTTCACTCCGGGGAGATCGCGCAATGGGCCGCGATAGGAATCATGTGGCACACCCTGCACCACGTCGACTCCTATGAGGGGGACCACGAGCGCACCTTTGAATGGGAACCCGAGGGCCGCGGGACCAAGCGCCCTATGGACGCCGCAGTAATCAACGCGCTTGAAGACCGCGGGATTGAGCTTCCGGAAAAGGTGAAGTTCGAGCCGCGGATCAGCTGGGGCGTCCAAGCCGGCTGGATGGCTCGCCGGATCATAAGCCGGCGTCGGTCGCATGTGATCCCGGAGCGCTTCCTGATCTGGTGGGCGAACGACGATCACGTCTTTCATCGCTCACTGGATGAGGCTTTCAACTATCACGTCACCAGCGATCCCGAGTGCGCCGGCCCTGTAATCGTGCTCGATTTGCAGGCCATGGCGTCGACGCTGGGGGACCGGGCGGGCCGAGCTCTAGTGCGTGTTGAATACGACAAGGACCGCGCCGGCAAGGTGCTATCGCCGGATCCGGAGATTGAATTCGGGGCGGTGATCCCGCTCACCTTTTCGCCACTTAGCGAGAAAGCGGCCGCCGGGAGATGAGCAGCGCGACTCTCAACCTGAGAGTGTCGCCGCGCCGGATGCTCAGCGCCCGGGAGGCCGCGGAGTATTGCTGCCTCGCCCCGAAGCGCTTCGGCCAAGTGTGTCCGGTTCGCCCCGTGGAATTGGCCGGCGGGCTTACGGCCTTCGACATGCGAGACTTGGACGCCTGGATTGACGGTCTCAAGGCCGGCGGCGCCGACGACGATGACGCCATCGTCGAAAGGTTGAGGTGATCGCGTGCCCTACGTGAAGGTCAAAGGTTTTCAGATATTCAAAGACCATACCGGCAAGGTTCGTTGCTATCACCGCAACCCACGCGCCCGCGTTGACTTGAAAAAGTACCCTCTAGGGTCCGCAGGGTTCTTTGCGGAGTGCACTCGGATAACAGAAGGTTTCGACAAAGGCGGCCACTCGAAGCCTGGAACGCTCGGCCTTCTGATTGAGCAATACCGCGCGCACCCATCGTTCACAGCCTTGGCTCGCCGCACGCGCGCCGACTATCAGCGCTGCTTCGACTATCTCGACGCGATCGGCGACACGCCCTTGGTCAAGGTTACGTCCCCGCTTGTCGTCAAAATTCGTGACCGGGCTGCTGAAAAACACGGCCGGCGGTTCGCCAACTACCTGCGAACCGTGCTCGCCCTGCTTTTCGCTTGGGGCCGGGAACGCGGCTATGTCAAAGACAACCCGGCCGCAGGCATCAAAGGCATTCGCCGGCCGAAGGATGCGCCGCAGGCAAATCGCCCATGGTCAGACACCGAACGCGAGGCCGTTGAGGCTGCCCTGCCCGCTCACATGCGCTTGGCCGTCGCCCTCATGATGTACTGCGGGCTGGATCCGCAGGACGCGGTAAAGCTGCCGCGAACGGCCATCAAAGACGACAGTATCGACATGCGGCGCGGCAAGACGGGCGAAGGCACACACTTTCCCCTGCCTCAGCGCGTGCGCGACACACTTGCGGCCTCACCTAAGCACAGCGCCATTACCCTGTGCGCCAACAGCTACGGCAAGCCGTGGACTGTTTCCGGTTTCCGGGCGTCCTGGGGCCCCGTCCGCAAACGTTTGGAGCGCGAGGGGCTGGTGCAGCCCGGCCTTACTCTGAAGGGCTTACGTCACACGGTTGCGACCATCCTTGCGGAGATGGGTCACGACGAGCGGACGATCGCCGACATGCTTGGCCAGAAGACAACTGAGATGGCGCGGCACTATTCGAGGCGCGCCGACAAGAGCGCAAAGGGGGCCGGCGTGGTCGTCGGTTTCGATGCTGAGTTGAACAAACGTCGGACGAAAATTGTCAAACCCGGCTGA